CACCTACGGTCCCAAGCTCGTGGAAAACATCGTGCAGGCCACCTCCCGCGACATCCTGTGTCATGCCATGAAGACGCTCCGGTGCTGCAGCATCGTCATGCATATCCACGACGAGCTGGTCATCGAGGCTGATCCGCGCATGTCGCTGGACGCGGTATGTGAGCAGATGGGCCGCACGCCGCCCTGGGCAGACGGCCTGCTGCTCCGGGCGGATGGCTACGAAACAGAATTCTATAAAAAAGATTGAGCCTCCTTCGTCAAAAGCGGGCTGTCACCTCCAGTGGATAGTGAATGGGTGGTGACAGCCCGCCCGGAAAGGAGGTCCTTTTCATGAGTGTCGATATCCGTAACAGCGAAGGATACCTTGATCCCACGCCATACCAGGCATTTCTGGAGATTGAGCACGATGAGCATCGAGCGCTTCGTGCTTTTCGGCCTATCGTCTACATTTGCTCTCCCTATGCGGGAGACGTGGAACGTAATGTGGCCGCAGCCCGGAAATACTCCCGGTTTGCCATGGAGAGAGGCTATATCCCCATCGCGCCGCACCTGCTGTTTCCACAGTTCATGGATGACAGCAAACCCACCGAACGTGAGCTCGGCCTTTTCTTCGGCAACGCCGTCATGAGCAAGTGCTCAGAGGTCTGGGTGTTCGGCAAGACCGTCTCACCCGGCATGGCCGCCGAGATCAAGCGCGCACGCTGGAAGAACTACCGGCTGCGCTACTTCACAGAGGAATTGGAGGAGATCAAGAATGCGCAAACTGAAACCCATCCAGACTGAATACAACGGCTATCTTTTCCGTTCCCGCCTGGAAGCGAGATGGGCCGTCTTCTTTGACGCCTGCGGTGTCGATTACGAATACGAGCCGGAAGGCTATAAGCTGGACAACGGTCTGCTGTATCTGCCGGACTTCCTGCTGCATGGCGTGGATGGCCGCGATGGCGGCGACCTCTTCGTGGAGGTCAAGGGCAAGATGACCGACAGGGACGCCCAGAAAATCAACAGCTTCGTGAACATGGGCTTCCCGGACACGGAGTACGTTCACAAGTCCGAAACCGCCACGCTGGTTGTCGGCGCGATTCCCGCAGGTGATGATATCAACGACGTCATCCGGGAGATCGGCGACAGGGCCTATTCCTCCGGTAACGATTGCTGGCCTTATGAATTCAATTTCGAGACTATCGACGGCGATCACTTTGCCGCCTATCCCGGCATCAATAAGCATGGCCGTTTCGAGCTCTTCGGCGACGACAGCAGCTACCTGTGCGATATGGACGGGATTGCCACAGAGAAAGCGTACCGCATGGCCAGGCAGGCGCGGTTTGAGCACAGCGCCACTTCTCGGGTATTCCCGGTTTGGAGGAAGAGATGATGTTTCATATTTACCACGCGGATTGCATCGGGGACCCCAGCAACTGCTCGTATCCCCATGCGGATGAGATCACGGACGCGGCATCGCTTGGTGCCGCCGTCCAGCGTGATTACGTCTGCGCCGAGTATCAGAATCACTATCGCAGCAACGAGAATTTCATCGGCAGCGACTGCTTGCCGGTAGACTGCGACAACGACCATACGGAAAATCCGGAAGACTGGATTTATCCGTCCGATGTCGCGCAGGCGTTTCCGAATGTGGCCTTTGCCGTCCATTACTCTCGCCACCACCTGAAGAGCAAGAATGGCAAAGCGCCGAGGCCCAAGTTCCATGTATTCTTTCCCATCGACACGATGACCGATCCGGACGAGTACAGCAACCTGAAGAAGCTGATCAATGCCATCTTCCCGTATTTCGACACGAAGGCTCTGGACGCGGCCCGTTTCTTCTACGGCACGGCAAAGCCCCAGGTCGAGGTGTTTGACGGGCCGATGAACCTGACCACCTTCCTGAACGACGTGGACTTCGACGCCGATATGCCGGATGGCAGCTATGGCGGTACGGTCATCCCGGAAGGCAGCAGGAACGCAACGATGTCGCACTATGCCGGAAGAATCCTGAAGCGCTACGGCAACACGGAAGAAGCGCATGCACATTTCCTCGAATATGCCCAGAACTGTGACCCGCCCCTGGATGCCCATGAGCTGGATACCATCTGGCGCAGCGCGCTTCGCTTCTATGGAAAGATCGCCGGTCAGGAGGATTACATCCCGCCTGAAAAATACAACCAGGAGCTGGCGCTGCAACCCCAGGACTACTCCGATGTCGGACAGGCGATTGTGCTGACGCGGGAATACTGCGGCAGGCTCCGTTATTCCCCGTCAACGGATTACCTGGTCTACAACGGCAGCTTCTGGGAAGAGTCGAAACCCAAGGCCCAGGCTGTGGCGCAGGAGCTCACAGCACGCCAGCTGGAGGAAGCGGAAACCGAGATCAAAAAGGTGACCGAGGAGATGACGAAGAACGGCGCGTGGGAGCTGCTGGCGTCCATGGGCAGCAAGAAGGCCGCCGCCGCGATGAATCCGGCGCAGATGCGGTCCTTCCGAAAGTACGAGGTTGCCGTCACATACCGCAACTACGCCATCAAGCGCCGGGATTCCAAATACATCACCTCCGCCCTGAAGGAAGCCAGGCCCATGCTGGAGATCGACCAGCGTGAGCTGGACGCGGATGAATTCCTGCTGAACACGCCCTCCGCCACATACGACCTGAGCAAAGGCCTGGAGGCACATCATGAGCACGACCCGAAGGACTTCATCACCAAGCAGACCGCCGTTGACCCGGATACCGTGAACATGGATATCTGGCAGGCCGCGCTTGAGACATTCTTCGTCGGCGATCATGAGCTCATGGACTATGTCCAGGAAATCGCGGGCCTGGCCGCCATCGGCAAAGTCTGCATCGAGGCCCTGATCATCGCCTATGGCGAAGGCCGGAACGGCAAGTCTACCTTCTGGAACGCTGTCTCCCGCGTAATGGGCAGCTATTCCGGCAATATGTCCGCCGACACGCTGACCGTTGGCTGCAAGCGGAACGTCAAGCCGGAGCTGGCGGAGGCCAAGGGCAAGCGCCTGCTGATTGCCGCCGAGCTGGAGGAAGGTATGCGCCTTTCCACTTCCAACGTCAAGCAGCTCTGCTCTACAGACGAGATCTACGCGGAAAAGAAGTACAAGGACCCGTTCTCATATGTGCCGACGCACACGCTGGTGCTCTATACCAACCACCTGCCGAAGGTCGGCGCTCTGGACGCCGGAACGTGGAGGCGGCTCATCGTGATTCCCTTCAACGCGGTCATAGAGGGCAACAGCGACATCAAGAATTACGCGGACTATCTGTATAAGAAGTGCGGCGGGGCGATCCTGTCGTGGATTATCGAAGGTGCCCGCAGGGTGATCGCCAAGGATTACAGGATCGCGCAGCCCAGGGTCGTGGTGGAGGCGATCAGGCGGTATAAGGAAAACAACGACTGGCTTGCGCAGTTCCTGGAGGAATGCTGTGAGATTGATCCGACCTATACCGCCAAGTCCGGCGAGTTCTACAACGAATATCGCGCCTACTGCACCCAGGTCGGTGAGTATATCCGCAGCACGACGGATTTCTATACGGCCATTGAGCTTGCCGGTTTTGAGAAGAAGCGCACCAAGACTGGTGTCATTGTCCGTGGAATCCGCTTGAAGTCTGACTTTTTGAAGAGCTGAACCGGAAGGGTGATGGTCGATGACAGTTATTTCTATAACTATCCTTAGAGGCCCAAAAAACAGCTTATAAGAAAAGTTACGGATATAACCTCAATCGACCATCACCACGACTTTAATCCTGATGGAGAGCAACCATGCGAGAGAAGAAAATAGAGGAAAAACTTACCGAGGTGGTCCATCAGCGCGGCGGTCTGGCACCGAAGTTCACGAGTCCCGGCTTCGACGGCATGCCGGACCGTATCGTCCTGATGCCGGGCGGGCATATGGCCTTTGTGGAAGTCAAGGCTCCCGGCAAAAAGCCGCGTCCGCTGCAGGCGGCAAGGCATCGGCTTCTGCGGGATCTGGGATTTGCCGTATATGTCCTGGATGACGCAAGCCAGATCGGAGGTATCCTGGATGAACTTTTTACCTCATGACTATCAGGCGTATGCCATCGACTACATTGAGACCCATCCCATAGCTGCAGTCCTGCTCGATATGGGTCTGGGCAAAACGGTCATCTCCCTGACTGCCATCGCGGACCTGCTGTTTGACAGCTTTGTGGCTCACCGCGTACTGGTCATCGCACCTCTCCGCGTTGCCCGAGACACATGGCCTGCCGAGATCGGGAAATGGGCGCATCTGCAGCATCTGACCTATACCGTAGCGGTCGGCAGCGCCAGGGAGCGCCGTACCGCCCTGATGCAGAGCGCCGACATTACGATCATCAACCGGGAAAACCTCGCCTGGCTGATTGAGGAGAGCGGCTTTCCCTTCGATTACGATACCGTGGTGATC